ACTTTAAAAAACTATACAATGCTTCAGACGTTACAAAAAGAAACAGAAATGGCCAGACAAAGTCTGGTTTATACTCTTTGTTTATCCCAATGGAATGGAACTACGAAGGATTTATTGATGAGTTCGGAATTCCAGTTTTCACTACTCCTGATGTCGATAGGTTCGACCCAAGCGGTGAACTGATAGATGTAGGTGTAATAGATAACTGGCAAAACGAAGTAGACGGTTTAAAAGATGACTCAGATGGTTTGAATGAATTTTACCGTCAGTTTCCAAGAACCACAGAGCATGCGTTTAGAGATGAGACTAAAGGGAGTATATTTAACTTAGTAAAGTTGTACCAGCAAATAGATTACAACGAGGAGATGTCAAGTACTCTAGGTATTACACAAGGTAATTTCCAGTGGGTTAATGGAGTTAAAGACTCTCAAGTTATATTTTATCCAGACAGAAAAGGTAGGTTTAAATTAAGCTGGGTTCCACCTTCTAGCATACAAAACAATGTTGTGCTTAAAAATGGTATTAGGTACCCAGGAAATGAACACATGGGTTCTTTTGGTTGTGATTCATACGATATATCAGGAACAGTAGATGGAGTAGGGTCAAAGGGAGCTTTACACGGTTTAACTAAATTTAGTATGGAAGACGCTCCGGCTAACAACTTTTTCCTAGAATACTTATCAAGACCTCCAACAGCTGAGATGTTCTTTGAAGACGTTCTAATGGCTTTAGTATTTTACGGGATGCCAATATTAGCAGAGAACAATAAACCACGGCTTTTGTATTATTTAAGAAGAAGAGGGTACAGAGGGTTTAGTATGAATAGACCTGATAAGTTATGGAACAAGCTGTCTGTAGCGGAAAAAGAAGTTGGTGGTATACCGAATTCAAGTGAGGACATAAAACAAGCTCACGCAGCTGCTATTGAGATGTACATTCAAGATCACGTAGGTATTAAACAAGATGGAACGCACGGTGATTGTTATTTCAATGAACTATTAAATGACTGGTGTAAGTTTGACATAAACAAAAGAACAAAGCATGATGCGTCCATAAGTTCTGGTTTAGCTATTATGGCAAATAATAGGCATTTATACAGGCCAAATGCAAAGGTAGAAAAACCAAAATTAAACATAAGTGTAGCCAGATACTCTAACAAAGGCATCGCTTCTAAGATAATAAAAGATTAATATGAGGAATTTTCCAAATCAAATAGTTAGCGATGTAGAAAAAATAAGCTATGAGTATGGGCTCAAGGTAGCACAGGCTATTGAAGGTGAGTGGTTTGATGAAAACAATCAAACTACGAGGTATGCTAGTAGCAGTAATAGTTTTCGTAATTTAAGGTTGTACGCTAGAGGCGAGCAGTCAGTTCAAAAGTATAAGGATGAGTTATCGATCAACGGTGATTTGTCCTATCTTAATTTAGATTGGAAGCCTGTACCAATAATATCTAAGTTTGTAGACATAGTTACTAACGGTATGGCTAATAGAACTTACGACATAAAAGCTTATTCTCAAGATCCTTTTGGAGTTAGCAAAAGAACTGAGTACATGAATTCTATCATGGAGGACATGAGAAGTAAAGAGGTTAAGGATTTCGTGAAAGACAAGTTTAATTTAGATCTTTATATTAACGAACCCAGTTTACTTCCAGATTCTCAAGAAGAACTAGACTTACACATGCAGCTTAATTACAAGCAAGCTGTAGAAATAGCTGAAGAACAAGCTATAAATACTTTGCTGGAAGGTAATGATTATGAGTTAACTAAAAAAAGATTTTACTACGACTTAACGGTGTTAGGCATGGGTGCTGTTAAAACTTGCTTCAACACATCTGAAGGTGTAACGGTAGACTACGTTGACCCAGCAAACCTAGTTTACTCTCACTCTGACTCGCCTTATTTTGATGACATATACTATGTTGGAGAAGTTAAGCAGATCCCTGTAAACGAACTCATAAAACAGTTTCCACACTTAACAACTGCGGATTTAGAGGAGATCACTAAGAACAACGTGGTAAGAGACAGGTATAACATGTCAAAACGTACAAACAACGATTCTGATAAAAATAATATTAGCGTGTTGTACTTTAATTACAAAACCTACATGAGCGAGGTTTATAAGTTAAAGGAGAGCGCTAGCGGAGGAGACAAAGCTATACCAAAAGACGATTCGTTTGAAGCTGTTGATACAGAAAACTTCACTAAAGAATCTAGGAAAATGGAGGTACTTTACGATGGCGCTTTAGTTTTAGGTACTAAAAAGCTTTTAAAGTGGGAGATGGCTAAGAACATGATGCGTCCTAAGAGTGATTTTACTAAGGTTAAGATGAACTACTCTATGTGCGCTCCTAGAATGTATGAGGGTAGAATTGATTCGTTAGTTAAAAGAATTACTGGCTTTGCAGATATGATCCAGCTTACGCACTTGAAAATACAACAAGTTATGTCTAGGATGACACCGGACGGTGTTTATTTAGATGCTGACGGCTTAGCTGAAATAGATTTAGGTAATGGAACAAACTACAATCCACAAGAAGCTTTAAACATGTTTTTTCAGACAGGATCTGTTATTGGTAGATCTTTCACTCAGGATGGCGATATGAATCCAGGTAAAATACCTATTCAAGAAATAACAAGTGGAGCGGGCGGACAAAAGCTTCAATCACTTATAGGGAACTACAACTATTACCTGCAAATGATAAGGGATGTTACGGGTCTTAACGAAGCTAGAGACGCTGCTAATCCAGATCCAAAGGCTTTGGTTGGGGTTCAAAAGCTAGCTGCAGCAAACTCTAATACAGCCACGAGGCACATATTACAAGGTGGTTTATTTATAACCAAAAACGTTACCGAGTGTTTATCGCTTAGAATATCTGATATCATAGAATACTCGCCAACAAGAGAAGCTTTTATACAAGCTATAGGAGCTCACAACGTAGCAACGTTGACTGAAATGAGTGAACTGCATTTATATGATTTTGGTATATTTATAGAGCTATCTCCAGACGAAGAAGAAAAAGCAATTTTAGAAAACAACATTCAAGTAGCTCTAGGACAACAGAACATCGAGTTGGAGGATGCGATTGACCTTAGGGAAATACGAAACATAAAACTAGCTAATCAGCTTCTTAAAATCAGAAGAAAAAAGAAGGTTCAAAAAGATCAAAAGCTACAACAAGAAAACATGCAGGCTCAAGCCGAGGCCAACATACAACAACAAGAGTCTTCTGCTAAACTAGAAATAGAGAAAAACAAAGCAGTAGCGCAAACAGCTATATCTATAGAACAAGCAAAGTCTGGTTTTGAAATGGAAAAGTTAATACAAGAAGCTGAGATTAAAAAACAGTTAATGCAACTTGAGTTTGACTATAACATGCAATTAAAAATGGGCGAGGGTCAAGGTAAAGATAAGGCTGAAAAAGAAAAAGAAGACAGAAAAGATAACAGAACAAAAATCCAAGCATCCCAACAAAGTGAGATGATTGACCAAAGAAACAACAATAAACCACCTAAAGATTTTGAATCTTCTGGTAACGACACTTTAGGAGGTCTTGGGGATATGTCAAGCTTTGGACCTAGATAAATTTATTAACTATTATTATATTATATTATGGCAAAGAAAAAAGAAGAGCCAATCGCAAATGACGATACTGGCAAAATTAAAGTAAAAGAAAAAACAACAAAACAACCAGACAACAATAAAACAGAAGGAGATGTTACTAAGGTTGAGGCTAAAATGAAAAAACCAGCTCAAATCACTGAGGAAACAATTACCAAGGTTAACATGAAGCAACCTGATGAGGAAGTTGTAAGCGAGCCTGAAGCCGTAGAAGAAGTGTTAACTGTTAAAGAAAAAGTTGTGGAGCAAGAGGAAGTACCTGTTTTAGAAGAGGTTACTACAGAACAGGAAACAGAGGAGGTAATTGAAGCTCCTGTTGAGGTTGAGAAAAACATCGAACAAAAGACCGTAGGTCAAGAACCTTTGTCTGATGACCTATTAAAGTTAGTAAACTTTATGAAAGAAACAGGTGGTGACCTAACAGATTATGTAACTCTTAATCAGGATTACTCAGAACTAGACAATCACACCTTACTAAAAGAATATTATAAGTCTACAAAACCTCATCTAACCAGTGACGAAGTTGACTTCGTAATGGAAGATACCTTTGCTTACGACGAAGACGAAGATGATGATAGAGATATAAAAAGAAAAAAACTAGCCATGAAGGAGCAAGTTGCTCAAGCAAGGCAACACCTGGACGGTGTAAAGTCCAAGTACTATGAAGAAATCAAAGCTGGATCGAAACTCACGACAGATCAACAAGAGGCAATTGATTTTTTTAATAGATACAACCTGGAATCAGAAGAAAAGTACGAGCTAAGTAAAAAGCAAGCATCTATTTTTGAAAACAAAACTAATCAAGTTTTTAACGATAAATTCAAAGGTTTTGAATATAACGTCGGAGAAAAGAAATTTAGGTTTAATGTCAAGGATACAGCTAAGTTAAAAGAAACTCAAGGAGATATTAACAACTTCATCAAAAAGTTTTTGACCGAAGATAATACAATAGACGACGCGAGTGGATACCACAAAGGACTTTTTACAGCAATGAACCCTGATCAAATTGCAAATCATTTCTACGAGCAAGGTAAGGCTGACGCTTTAAAAAACAGCATTGCTAAGTCCAAGAATGTTAGCATGGATCCTAGGCAAGTGCACGAAGGTGCTATTACCAACAACGGGTTTACCGTGCGTACTCTAAGTAACGATTCGGAAGATTTCCAATTTAAAATTAAAAACAAAAATAAATAAAAATTTAAAAAAACAAAATTATGGCAATATCAAATCCCGGTGGTTTGTTAAACAGTGTACCTGCTCCTTTTAAGCAGACATTAGCAACAAACTACTTAGACCTTAACGGCGCAGCCGGATGGGGACAACAATACGTACCAGATCTTATGGAAAAAGAAGCTGAAGTTTTCGGACCGAGAACTATTTCAGGATTTCTTTCACAAGTAGGAGCTGAAGAAGCGATGACTGCTGACCAAGTTATTTGGTCTGAGCAAGGTC